GTGAATAAATAACTAAAAATACCATATAAATGAAAAGTTTTGCTAGATTTATTAAAGAAGCAGTAGAAACACTTGCGTCTACTGAAGCAAAGAACCGCGGACTTAAAGGAAACGGTCATGGTGATTGGTATGATACTCAAGGAAATTTTGTAGCAAAAACTGTAGGTGGAAAGTTAAAATATTTCGGTCAAGGTGGTGCTGACGAACAACAGCAACAAGGAGAAAAGAAGAAGGCAACAGTAAAACAGAAACAGAAAGCACCACAACAAGTAGCACAGCAGCAGCAAGCAGAACCAGAGCAAGTGAATGGTGTTGCTATTGTAATTGGAAGATTCAATCCACCATCCAAAAATCACGGAGCATTATTGAAAGCAGGATATTCTCAGGCAACTCGAAGAAGATTTGAGTTTAGAGTTTATCCAAGTCGTATTGAAGATGGAGCAACAAATCCACTCAATCCAGGATTGAAGATTTCTTATATGCAATCGATGTTCCCAGAGTATGCGGAGTATATTGTAGATAGTGATAATGCAAAAACTATTTTTGATGTTTTGGGTTCTGTGTATGATGATGGATATACTGATGTTGTAATCATAACGGGACAAGATAGACTTGGTGAATTCCAAAGTTTAGTTCATAAAGGAGACGGACAGCAATATCAGTTCAATAATATTGAGGTAGTCCCATCTGGAATAAAAGACCCTGATAGTGATGTTGAAAGTCCTGGTTCTTCTGCGATGATGAGAACAGCAGCAGCAACAGGAGATTATGAAAGATTTGCTACTGGACTTCCAGCAAATATGGATACCGCAGAGAAACAGGAAATGTTTAATACTGTTTCTCGTTCAATGAAAGTGAGTGAAGATACTGAAATCTGGAAGATTGCTCCGGAATTGGATTATGAGGGAATGAGATGGAATTATAAAAAGAATGGTTTATTTGATGTTGGTGCTTTGGTAGAAAATTTAAATAGTGGATTAGTTGGAAGAATTCTTCGTAGAGGAGCAAATCATTTAATTTGCGTAACGAAAGAAGGTGTGATGTTTAAGAGTTGGTTGAAAGATGTTCGTGAAGTTTATGAGGTTGGGACTTGTGAATACAGAGCACATACACAAAAGATGACACCAGGACAACCAGTAAATTCTTATACTGATGTTAAAATAAAACCAACAATGAAGAAAAATATAAATACCAGTAGGAAAAAAGTATCTAAGTAAAATGAGACCTTGGAAGGAAATTATCACTGAAGCAAAAGATAAAAAAAATATGACTGCTGCTGAAATTAGAAAAGCAGGTGAAGCAGCATTGAAAGACGAACAAACAAAAAATAAAAAGGAAAAACAAGCACAAGCACAAAAATCAAAAAATAAATACTATAAGTTAGCAAAAAAAAGGGAGAAGAGAAAAGGTGAACAACTTAAATTCTCTATCGACCAAGCTAGAAAAAATGCTGAAGCAAGGAAAAATAAAGAATTAGAAGATATTAAAAATAAACCCAGACAAGCTGCAAGTGCTGCTCTTTCTGATATTAAAACACAATCAATTTCACAGAGAGATAGTGATGCGACTGCTTATACAAAGGTAGTTGGAAATGTTTCATCTCTTGCTGGTGGAATTGCGAAAGCAGGGATTGGTTACGCTGTAGCAAAACATAAAGCAAAAAAAGCAGCAGCAGAGGCAGAAAAAAATGATGTAGAAAGTAAAATACCAAAGAAGAAACCAAGAAAAAGTGGACTTTTAGGTGGTAGACCTCCCAGTGGAGGGCAAACTCCTCCTTCTGGTGGTAGTCCAACTCCTCCTTCTGGACCAAATGGACCAAAACCTCCTGCTGGACCAAAGGGTCAAGAAGCAAAACCAACAAAACGTGTTGCACATAAAGCACCAACCATATATGGATTTCCTGTTGGAAATCAAGCTAGATCAATTGCACTTGCTGGTAAAACTATATCTGGAAAATTTTCTACTATTGGACGAGGTGGGGAAAATGCTCTTAGCAGAAGAATTGATAAAGCAAATAAAGTAAAAAGACCATACAAAGGAAATACATCAAACATTAAAGAAAAATATTCCAATTGGAGAGATGAATTTCTTATTGAGCAGGGATTGCTTTTTGAAGTTGAAGATGAGACTAATAAAACTGATAAAACAGAAAAGAAAAAAATTATTGATGTGATGCGTGGTAAAAATAAAATTGAAATCAATCCAACCATGAAAGAGGAGAAGGACCAGGAAGGTGGAATGGTTCATAATGAACTTGCTACGATGGAAAGAGCAGTTAAAACTCTTCGTAAAAAGATAAAATCTCCAAATCAACAACTTCCTGCTTGGGTTCAATCCAAAATCTCAAAAGCAGCAGATTATATTGATAGTGTTGCTGATTATATGTCTGGTGAAACTGAACCTGTTTCAGAAGAATGTGGATGTGAGGATGATGGAAAAAAAGTTCTTGCGATGATGATTATCAAAAAAGCAGTGGACGTAAAGAAGAAAAAGAACTTTCAATTAAATTCTGGAATTATTGGTGAAGCAAAAACTGCTGCTTGGCAACGTGAGGAAGGAAAGAATCCTGAAGGTGGTCTAAATGCTAAAGGTAGAGCATCTGCTAAAGCACAAGGACATAATCTAAAACCACCAGTTACAACTCCACCATCAAAACTTGACCCTGATAGTAAATCAGCAAAACGTAGAAAGTCTTTCTGTGCTCGTATGGGTGGGATGCCTGGTCCTATGAAGGATGAAAAGGGAAGACCAACAAGAAAGGCACTTTCATTAAGAAAATGGAACTGCTGATAAATATAATAAATGAATATTAGGGGAGTTTGATACTCCCATATTTTTATAAATAAGTTTAGGAAAAAAATTAACGAGAAATCACATGGCACTTTGGGGTATTTCAACAAACGCAGAGACTGCAGCAAATAATTATGCAATTCCCAAATACTTTGGTGAGTATTCTGCAATTAATTCTCAATTTGAAGCAACTGACAAGAACAGAAGTCCTTATAATTGCTTTGCAACAAATGCTGGATGGACTTATAGGCATTATGGAACCAGAATGCATTCTGGTCTTTCTACAAGTTATTATGACGAGTTGATCGTACAAGTTTCTGGATTGAATACCACTGGTTCTGGCACAAGTACAGTTGGTCTCGGGACTGCTACTCCAATTGCCGTTTTCTTTGAGGATCCAAACCTTGCATCTCCAATTAGTATTGGTGCTGGTGGAACAACTGGAATTGCAACTGGGACTACTGGATACGTTCACATAGTTTGGAACGAAGCAGTTTATTGTTCTGCTGGTGCAACTGTTCTCATTACTCCATCTACTGGTTCAAATATTGTTGCTACTGCTGCTTCTGCAGGGGCTCCAGTTTCACTCAATATTCCTGGAGTAGGGCAAACTGTAATTACTTTTAACGGACAAATAACCAATAGAGTTGCTTTTGCATTTACTGCACCTTCAACTGGAATTGGAACTGTTTTAAGAATTGCTACTGGAAATGGAGTAGTTGGAACAATTACCGATTTCTCTGGTGGTGCAGCAGTAGATAAAGTTATTAATGGATTAGTTAAAAATATTGCTGGTGCAGGAACTACTTCTGGTGTCGGTATTGGGACAACTACTTTAACGATTAAAGCATGATATGAGATTTGATGAATTGAATGAGGATAATTATCTATTATTTGCTATTAAATATTATGATAATCCACAATCTGTAACTAAAGATGATTTTTATGAGGACCTAAAAAGGTTCAAGTGGATAAAGAGATTATTGAAGAGACATAAAACAACTGGTGAGCTAAATGCTCACCTTTTGATTAATCATTTTATTATTCTTTATAATGTTTTTGGTGATGCAGCAACACCTTTATTGTTTTATAAAATAGATAGTGAATTTTGGACTGTTGTTAAAACTTTTATAGTTTATCTTGGAAGGTTGCCAGAAGTTCCAAAAACTAAAATTCACAATATTCCAATTGATGTAGACTGTTTAGAACAACTTAATTTAATCTAATGAAAGAATCTACCCTAGACAAAATTATTTCAATTGTAAGACATTATATTATTGAAGATGGAATGTCAGCATCTGCTGTTCCTACAAATTCCACAAACCCACCAGGTCAAATAAATATAGCAGGACTTCCACCAGATAATCCACCTGTTTTTAAGAAAAATAAAAAAAATATATTTTTAGGTAAAGGTTCTCGTAAGAACTGGATGCAAAAACGAAACCCACCACAATAATTAGTAAAATGTTTCCACCATCATCTACAGAAACAAAAATAGCAGTACTTGAAGAACGTATTAATGTTTACGAGCAGATGATGGAACGCATTGACACTGCGATTCAGAAGATAGGAGAAACGAGTCAAAATATCAGTCAAATGCTTGCCATTCATAATGAAAAGATTGAGCAGTGCAATAGAACAGACAATATTATTGTAAAGATGATTGAAGATATTAAAGTATCATCAAAAGAACAACACGAACAAATAAGTGAAAAGTTGGGTGAAAGAATAGGGAAAGTAGAAGAAAAGGTAGAAAGTATTTCAAAATTTAGATGGCAAGTACTGGGTGGTTTAGCAGTACTTGCCATCTTCATTAAATTTGCCCCACCCGCATTAAATCTCTTGACAACACATCATAATTCAAGTAGCATAGAGAGAACGAAGTAATATTCTTTTTTGTAATGAGTTTTGTTGATTCCAAATACATCGGGCTGGTATCTTCCCGACTGGATAAGTTTGCTAAGAAAAAAGAAGGTCTTTATAACTTTCGGTGCCCTTACTGCGGTGACAGTCAAAGGACAAAGAGTAAGGCAAGAGGATATATTTACCAATTAAAGAACGACCATAATTTTAAGTGTCATAATTGTGGAACTTCTAGAACATTTACAAACTTTCTCAAAGATTTAGATGTTGTTCTTTACGACCAGTATGTGATGGAAAGATATAAAGAAGGAACTACTGGAAAAAGGTCTCAAACAAAGAACCCAGAGTTTAAGTTTGAGAAACCAAATTTTTCAAAAAAGGCATTTGACCTGCCTACCATCGCAGAACTAAATAAAGAACATTCTGCAAGAAAATACTTAGAAGATAGAAAAATACCTAACAACTATCTGTGTGAATTGTATTTCTGTGAAAAGTTTAAAGAATGGACCAACACGCAAAAACACACCTTTGATAAAGTAGAACGGGACGAACCACGAATTATTATTCCTTTAATCAATAAAGGAGAAATATTTGGATTTCAAGGTCGTAGTTTAAATAAAAAATCAAAGGTGAAATACATTACAATTATTCTTGATGATACACATCCAAAAATTTACAATTTGGATAAACCAGACTACGACAAAATTGTTTATGTTGTTGAAGGACCAATTGATAGTATGTTTTTGGATAATTCAATTGCTATGGTTGGTGCAGACATCGATAAAATGTTTTTCATATCCAACTTTGCAACAGAATTTGTAATGGTGTATGACAATGAAAAACGAAATAAACAGATCGTAGATAGAATGGAAAAAGCAATACAAATGCGATTTCCAATCGTCATTTGGCCGAATGACTTGAAAGAAAAGGATATTAATGATATGATCCTTTCAGGAATTGATGCCCCAAAAATCATCAAGGAAAATACTTATATGGGATTAGAAGCAAAAGCAAAACTTATTGGATGGAAACGAGTATGAGCAACGGTACAAAGGTAATTAAGAGAAGTGGTGATAATGAACCTCTTGATCTCAATAAACTTCACTTAATGGTTGAGGAGGCATGTAGGGACCTCTCTGGTGTTTCTGCATCACAGGTCGAGATGCAATCTGGTATTCAATTCTATGATGGAATTACAACAGCAGAAATTCAGGAAATTTTAATTCGTTCTGCATCTGATTTGATTGATTTGGAAAATCCAAATTATCAATTTGTTGCAGCAAGACTACTTCTGTTTTCGGTGAGAAAATCTTTGTATGGAAGAGTTCAAGATCATCCTACTTTTGTAGATCATATTAAGAAATGTGTTTTTGCTGGAGTATATGATTCAGAAATCTTGACTAACTATACAGAGGAAGAACTTAATCGTCTTGGTGGTTATATTAATCATAACCGTGATTATCTATTTACTTATGCTGGTCTTCGTCAAGTAGTTGATAAGTATCTTGTTCAAGACCGTAGTGCTGGGCAAGTATATGAAACTCCACAGTTCATGTATATGATGATTTCTGCGACTATTTTTGCTAGATATCCAAAAGAAACTAGAATTTCTTATGTCAAACGATACTACGACGCAATCTCCAAACACAAAATCAACATTCCCACACCTATCATGGCGGGAGTGCGAACTCCACTTCGACAATTTGCTAGCTGTGTTCTTGTTGATGTTGATGACACCCTCGATAGCATCTTTAGTTCTGATATGGCTATCGGCAGGTATGTTGCACAAAGGGCGGGAATCGGCATCAACGCAGGTAGAATCCGTGGCATCAACGCTAAAATCAGAGGTGGAGAAGTTCAGCACACAGGTGTTGTCCCATTCCTCAAGAAGTTTGAAGCAACTGTCCGATGCTGCACTCAAAATGGCATCAGAGGTGGATCAGCAACTGTCCACTTCCCAATCTGGCACCAAGAAATCGAAGATATCCTAGTACTAAAAAATAACAAAGGAACCGAAGACAACCGTGTTCGTAAGTTAGACTACTCTATCCAAATCTCTAAACTGTTCTATGAACGATTCATCAAGAATGAAGAGGTCTCTCTCTTCTCCCCACACGCAGTTCCTGGTCTGTATGATGCTTTTGGAACTGATGCTTTTGACGAGTTATATGTACGTTACGAACGAGATGAGTCTATTCCTAGAAAGACTATCGGAGCTCAAGAACTCTTTCTGGACCTCCTGAAAGAACGTGCTGAAACTGGTCGTATTTACATTATGAATATCGACCATTGCAATTCTCACTCATCCTTTATGGATAAGGTTGAGATGAGTAATCTTTGTGTTTCTGGTGATACTAAAATCAAAATTAGATATCCAGAACCCATTTATAATGATATTGGTGAAGTATCTGATTGGAGAGTTTGTGAGATTGAAATTCATATTGAAGATTTAGAAATTTACCTTTCTGATAGGATAGCTATAATTGCATGTCTTTGTGATGATGTTCCTCAAATAGAAGTTCTTTCTTATAATATAGAAACTAATCAACAAGAATGGGCACCTATTACAGCATTTGCCGAAACATCACCAAAAGCAAAGGTAATGAAAATTACTGATGAAGAAAGTGGTAAGAGTATTGTAGTTACACCAGAGCATCAAGTATTCACAAAAAATCGTGGATATGTAGTGGCAAAAGACCTAACCGAAACCGATGAGTTGGTAATTAACTAATAGGATAGGGAGTGTAATTTCTACATTTTATAAATAGTTATGAGATTACACTTCCTATTATGAAAACCTATATTGTATATAAAATTACGAATAAGAAAAACGGAAAGTCTTATATAGGAAAATCTGAATATCCATTAGAGCATCGTTGGAATCGTCATTTATCATCAGCAAGAAATGGTTCTAAATTTAGATTTCATTCTGCTATTAGAAAATATGGGGAAGATTGTTGGGACTTATCTGTGATTGAAACTTACCAAACTGAAGATGAAAACTTTATTAATGAAAAGGAAACTCACTTCATTAAACTCTTTGAAAGTGATACTAAAGGTTATAATGCTACTTCGGGGGGAACTGGTGGATGGATGCTTCCAAGATGCTCACAGGAGGTTCAGGAAGAGTGGAGAAATGGTATTTCCATAAGAACTATTGGTTACAATAATCCAAACTATTCTGGATACACTGATGAGGAACTCATAGAAGTAGGTGTAAAGTTTGCTAAAAAATATGGATTTATTGGTGGAAGGAAAAGAATAGTTGAGTTTGCTCTTAGTGAATTAAATATTAAGTTTCCAAAACATTTCTCCAAAAATAGATTTGACGGAAACCATCAAAACTTTTATAAATCTATTGAAGAACAAACTGGATTGGTGTATAATCCTTATTATAGAGACGAAACTCAAAGAAAACTTGCTAAACAACTTTTAGAACAAAATAGGAGAAAAAAATGCTAAAGATTGAATATCTTGAAGAAGAAATCCCAGTTTATGATATTACAGTAGAAGGAACTCATAATTTCTTCGCAAATGATATTCTAGTCCATAATTGCCAGGAAATTACTCTTCCAACAAAACCACTTCAACACATTGATGATCCCAATGGGGAGATTGCACTTTGTATTCTTTCTGCTGTTAATGTTGGCAAAGTAAAGTCTGATGATGAATTTGAAGATCTTTGTAATCTTTCTGTTCGTGGTTTGGAAGAATTGATTGATTATCAAAACTATCCTGTAGTTGCTGCAGAGATTGGAACCAAAGCACGTAGATCTTTGGGTGTTGGGTACATTGGTTTGGCACACTATCTTGCTAAACTTGGTTTTAATTACGATACTCAAGAAGCTTGGGATGCGGTTCATCAATTGTCTGAATCGTTCCAATATTTCCTTCTAAAAGCATCAAATGAAGTTGCTAAAGAAAAGGGTGCCTGTGAATATTTTAATCGCACTAAGTATTCGCAAGGTATTCTTCCAATTGATACTTACAAGAAAGATGTGGATGAAGTTTCTTCTGTTGCTCTTCAGCACGATTGGGAAGCGTTAAGGCAATCAATCAAAGAGTTTGGTCTCAGGCACTCCACTCTTACGGCACAGATGCCATCTGAATCCAGTTCTGTCGTCTCCAATGCCACAAACGGCATCGAACCACCTCGTGGATTTTTATCAATTAAGAAATCTAAAAAAGGTCCTCTCAAACAAATTGTTCCACAATATCAACATCTTAAAAACAACTATACGTTGCTTTGGGATATGCCTAGCAATCGTGGTTATATTAATATTGTTGCAGTTATGCAGAAATTCTTCGATCAAGCAATTTCTGGAAACTGGTCGTATAATCCAGAAAATTATACCAATAATGAAGTTCCTGTTAGCGTAATGGCACAAGATATGCTTACTTGTTTTAAACTTGGGCATAAGACGGCATATTATCAAAATACATATGACAATAAGACCGACGAAATTAAGGAGGAAAAAACTAATATTGACGATTTGGTTAAAGAACTTTTAGAAGGGGGGGAAGACGACTGTGAATCCTGTAAAATTTAGAATCACTGCAGAGAAAGAAAAAATGATTGAAGGAATGACCGTATTTAATACTCAAGAGGTAGATGCCAAAAAGCAACCTATGTTTTTTGGTGCTCCTCTTGGAGTTCAAAGATATGATTCTTATAAGTATCCTGTCTTTGATAAATTAACTCAACAACAGTTAGGATATTTCTGGAGACCTGAAGAAGTTTCTTTGCAGAAAGATCGTTCGGATTATCAAACTCTTCGTCCAGAACAAAAGCACATCTTTACTTCTAATTTGAAGTATCAAATTCTTTTGGATTCAGTTCAAGGTCGTGGTCCAGGGATGGCATTTGCACCTTACTGTTCACTTCCAGAATTGGAAGCCTGTATGAAGGTTTGGGAGTTTATGGAGATGATCCATAGTCGTTCCTATACATACATTATTAAGAATGTTTATTCTGATCCAACAGAAGTTTTTGATTCCATTTTAAATAATGAAAAGATTTTAGAAAGAGCATCATCAGTTACTGGTGCTTATGATGACTTTATTAATTCCGCACAACTTTATGGAAACTCAAATCTTTGGGTTCACGCACAAGAAGGTGCTGGATATGCGAAAGATGAACGTATTGAACTCAAAAGAAAACTCTATCGTGCAGTCGCAAATGTCAATATTCTCGAAGGTATCAGGTTTTACGTTTCGTTCGCTTGCAGCTTTGCGTTTGGTGAACTCAAACTTATGGAAGGATCCGCTAAAATTATCTCTCTCATCGCAAGAGACGAAAATCAGCACCTTGTCATTACTCAAAACATCCTCAATAAGTGGCGTGAAGGAGATGATGCAGAAATGCAACAAATTTCTAAAGAAGAAGAGGAATGGGTAAGAAGTGCTTTTGATAATTGTGTAAATGAGGAGAAAAGGTGGGCAGAGTATTTGTTTAAAGATGGTTCAATGATTGGATTGAACGACAAACTCCTTTGGAGTTATGTTGAGTGGATTGCTAATCGTCGAATGAAATCTATTGGTATTAAACCACTTTATGATATTTCTGCTAAGAACAATCCTCTTCCTTGGACAGAGCATTGGATTAGTTCCAAAGGACTTCAAGTCAGCCCACAACAAACGCAGGTGCAGTCTTATATTGTTGGTGGAATTAAACAAGATGTTGCTGCAAACACATTTGCTGGATTTCAACTTTGACTAATACAAGAAACTGAAATATAATATTATATAAATAGTATTAGAGTTCAGTTTCTTGTTTATGTATTATGTTTATGAATTAAT